TGGGCTTGACGAGCCGGCGGAGCTCCACGTCCAGAGGACGGGAGCGCAGCGCGGCGGAGAAGTCGCCCGCCATGCTCCGAGCCTCCCGGCGGAGCATCTTGCGCACGAGGCGCCCCAACGTGGGCCGAGCGAGCGTGGCGCGTCGGCTGCGGCCGCTCACGCCTCTGTCACCCTGCGGAGAATCTCCGCGATCAGGGCCTCGGTTGCGTATCCTCGCAGGTAGACGCGGTCACTCAGCGGCACACCCGCCGAAGGCTCCGCCGCAGCCGCAGGGACAGCGGTAGACGGCTGCGCCCCACCCGCCGCGGCCTGTGCGGCGGCCTTGTTTTTCGCCCGTGTCAGCGCCGCTTTCTGCCCGCGCGTCAGCTCGCCGGAGGGCTGCGTAGAGCCAGCGACACCAAGTGCAGAGGCATCGGGCGCGCGCACCACGTTCCCGCCCCTCCCCTCCACCCAGCCCGGGGCCGGCTGCGCTCCCCCGTCCGGCGTCTCCACCGTCCGAGGCTTGGTTGCGTCGTCCGTCAGAGCCGCAGCGGCCTCCGGCGGATTGACGCCCGTGTTCCCGCCGCCCGCCAGCTTGGCTCGGAGGGAACTCAGGTTGCGTGATCCACCCGCACCGGGCGGGATTTGCGTCGTCTGAACGGGAAGCGTGGCCTGGGTGGTTTTTTCGGCAGTTGGGGCTGAAGCAGTAGCAACAGCCGGTTGAGAGGCAGCCGGCGGCGGGGTGCCGCCGTTCTTGTATGCTGCTCGCAAGGGATTGCCCATGTTCTTTCTCCTGTATTGGGTTGAATCGATCAAACAACTCTCGGGCCGCGTCGTCCACGGCTAGAACAGCTCCACTTCGACTTCGATCCGATCGACGAGAACCCCCACGTGGTCACCGAAGATCACGAACCACCCACCATCGAGCTCATCTGCGGAGTGGACGACAGCGGCCAGGCCCGAGGCCTTGAAAACTCGCTGGCCGTCGCACGTCTCCACCGCGAAGCCTTCGACCGGGACGCACGTGGCGCACATGAATCGGTCCTTGGCCAGGCCGGGGCGCGCGCATTCCACCGCATCGTGAATCACCTCGCCATAGGCGAGTGTCAGCGTCACGCCGCCCACCTTGACGCGGAGCACGCTCACGGACGGGTCCAAGTTTTCGGCCTCGTCGACAATCCGGGTAAAGTCGACTCGGGCCGCGGCGTCACTGAACCTCCAAGCGTTTAAGTTTTTCATGCTGTGCCTTCCTTGTTGGCGGTAGGCCGCCGTGTATTCTCTAGTGTTACTTGGCATTGCGGTACCGGTTGATCTCTTCCAGCGAGATGAGGCGCGGCTCTCTCGGGCCGAGCGTGCCAAGGCACCGTCCCGAATGTTGCTCGAAGTCACAGCGTTTGCCGATGCCTTCACACGCCTCAATATCGCCCGGCAGATCCAGCGCCGCCGGTCGGGTCTCCCTCATCATATGGATCAGCTCGATCGTGGCGTCAACGTTTTCGTGCAACCACGCCTCAGTTCGGCCGAGGGGAAAGATCCCATCTACAGGCCATGACTTGTGCGGGTGCTTTTTTTCGACATACACCCACCGCCCCGCGCAAGAGCTCCGCTCGAATCGGCGCATCAGTCCGAAGGCGTACAGGTTTGCTTGGACGTCGTCAATGATCGAGGTCAGCGCATAGCGCTTGTTTGACGTGCTTTTCCAGTCCACTAAGTCGACCAGCGTCGAATCGGCGCACACGTCGGGCCGGAGGTCCACCTCCACCTCAAGCCCGGTGGAGGTCGTCCAATTGAAGACCCACTCTCGCTCTGTCTCCCACGCACGGATCGCCTCGCCCGTCTCGGGAACGGTAGTGCGCGGGAGATAGATGATCCCGGCGCGAGCCATCTTGCCGAGAATGCCGTCCGGCTTGCAGTCCTCGGCCGTGAGAATGACGCCAGGCTGAAGCTGATGGGGTTCGGGCATGCGGTTGGTCTTCACCATGGCCGCGCACACGGCGTGGAACTTGATCCCGAAAACTAGATTAGGGTCGAGCCACTCCGGCCTGACCCCATCCAGGTAGTAGCCTGCCCACTTCCTCGGACACCCGTCGAGTGATCCAGGCTTCCTAACTTTCGTTCCGAACATGTTCAGCTGTTTCGCGCTGACTCTGATCATCGATCCTCTACAGATTCGGGTCACGGGCAGCCCTCATGCCACCGGCGGACAGCCAGAGCGTCAATCTCGGGCGTGTCGTCTTGTCCGCCGGTGGCAATCATGAGGCCGGTAGCGGTGTGCTCTTGGATGCAGTAGTGGCCGACCTCGTGAGCCACAACGAACCAGAATTGCGCCAGGTCGTCCGCCATGGGCCGGTTTTTCGCGATCAGGATCGCATCACCTTGGCTGTTCATGCCGCTCGTGGTGCACCGCATACCCTCGGGGCAATGATCCCGCGTATAGTCGTCCTCGGGGAGGTCGTCCACCAGGATCACCCGCCCACGGTCGGCCCACAGCGCCTCGGTGGGGCAGTAGTCCACCTCTCGGCACCAATCATCGAACGCGGCCCGGATCGTCTCCTTTTGCGGCTCCGAGAATTCCGAGCCGATCGAGTAGTAGTCCGGTGGAGGCGGCCACCCGCAGCCCGAACCGAAAAGAAGCGTCAGCACGAACACGATCGCGACGTAGCAGAGCAGAACTAGGTTTTTCATGATTCGGAGCATGGCGCCTCTTTTTCGGGTTGTCAAGCCTCCAGTCCAAGAAACGCGCGCATATCGCGGATTGCTTTGCGGGCATCCGGGAGAGCCCGGTGGGGGGACTCCACGTGCTGGAGCCCGAACACCCAATCTTGGAGCTGGGTGATCGACCGAACATCGAAGTTCCGATAGTGGAACTTCTCCAAGAGCCTCGGGAGCGCGGCTTTCAGGAAGCGACGATCGAAGTCGGGATTGGCGCCAGCCAGGGGGGTTTTGAATTCTAGCGTGGCTAGCGCGTGCTCGTTCATCCAACCGCGCATGTGCATCTCGACCTCACCGAGGTTCGGCCGGGACAGCGCGTCGATCTCCGCGATCAGCCCGGAAGCGGTGTGCATAGCCAAGACCTTTTCGTGCATGTTCCGCTTGACAGTTTCCCACTGCGGGGGCCGCACCACGCACGCCGTGTGTGCCACCTCGTCGAACGTCGGGAGCCGTACGGCAACCAGAGCAATCTCCAGAATAACGTCCCGGCTCTCGTTCAACCCAGAGGTCTCACAATCGCAGAAAACGAGGTTTTTCACGTGAGCTCCGGAATGCCGAGAGCCCGCGCCTGGGTGCATAGATTGCAGAAACAGCGCTTGACGCAGCCGTTCAAGCCCAGACGGCGGAGCTTCTTCAAGGTCCGGCTCTTGCGGTTTGCCAAGACTTCCTCGGCCTTGGCCTCGGGGGATGCCCGCCGCGCGCGCTGACGCCGGTTGCGCTCCACCACCCGTGTATAGGCCTTGAGTTCCTTTGGCGCGAGGCCGGGAGCGTCTATCCACTTCCGGAACAGCTTGTCTTCGAGTTTGGTTATTGGTGGAGTCATGGGCCTCTCCTTTCATTGGCGCCGGAGCGCGTAGGTGTATTCGAACACGGGCGGACCGTCGTGGCCCGTGCCGGCGAGCTGGTGGCGCGACTCCACGACCTCGCGCATGGCGATCATGGTGTTGATGATGTTGTTGAGGTATTGGTTGTCATCCAGCGAGAACTGGTCGCCCAAGACCTCGCGGCGATGGCGTGGCGGCCCGCGATGACGCGGCCCTGAAGCGCGCGCCGGATCCGCTGCATTATGGTCGGGCCGCGCTTGTACATGAGGCCAAACATGTCAGCCCTCCTCCCAGAGGGAGGCTAGGACGTTCAGGGTCCGCGGCGCGAGCCTCGTGGGCGTGATGATGATGGCCGTGGGCTCGACGGCCCACGGCTCGACGTCCCCGGGCTCGACGTCCCCGGGCGTCAGCATCACGCGGCGAATGTCCACGTCCTCCGCGAAATCGTCATCCCAGATCGTGACGATCGGGTCGCCCGGAATCTTCTGCAGGGCGGCGATCAGTTCCAGTTTTCGAATGCCCATTGTGACCTCCTGCCCTCAACCTGGATCAGAATCACCACGCCGTCAACCGCCTTGTCACGAAAAAAGATCGGCGCTATCGCTTTTTCACGTGATAGCGCCGGCCGTCGTAGGTCAACGTCCCTTCCTCGCACAGTTGTTTACAAACTTCCCCGATCGTCGCATTCTTGCCCGGCAGTTCACCGCGCATGAGAGACAGAGAAGACGGCCCATTCTTCATGAGATAGTCAACCACCCCTTGCCGGATGCGCGCACGAACCTCTTCCGGAGACATCTTCTTTCCCTTCATGGCTGAGCCGGGCGGTTCGCAGACCAGAATCTGCCCCATTACGAGAGACCCGTCAGAGTCTCGGACCTGTTCCCATTCCGTGTAAAACTGGGTTAATCCGTCTCCGTCATAGTCCTCCGAGCGCTTGCCGTTCGTCCACACGCGCGGTGAAGTCTTGTCTTCCGGGTCGGAAAGGTCGATGTTCCACCGCGTTCCCATCGCCGCCCCGATGGCTGCCGAGCCGAAGTAGTCCCCGCCAGCTTTCGGGATGTGCATGGTCCAGAGCCACACCCTCGCGTCGTCTTTCGTCCTGTATAGCGCGTTGCCGGCCTCAGGGGCCATCATGTCGATGCCGGCGCAGATTGCGAACATCGAATCTAGGATAATCAACCGACAGTCCCCCTCTTCAGCCGCCGCAGCCAGGCCTCTGAAGCCTTTAGGATTGAACCTCCCTCTATCGTCCACGCATCCTACGATACGATCCGGCGCTACTGTCAGGTTGTTGGGAATCTCCACCTGCATGGCGCGCGCGATCTGTTGATACTTTCGGATGGTCGCGTTCTCTCCAGCGTCCGTGCACACGTGCAGCACCGATCCTGGCGTCTGAACTTCGAACTGGCCGAAGATTGGGCGCCCCAGGCACACACTCATTGCCATGCACTGGAGGCTCCAAGACTTGCCGGCGTTGGCCGTTGCTGCCACGACCGGGGGCCGTCCTGGGGCAAGCTGGAGGTCTCGGCAGAGCCAGCGCGTTGGGGGAATCTCGCGACGCAGCGCGGCGCCGGTCAACATGCGCAATCCGTGCTTGATTGTTTGCCCAGGCTGTTCATTGTCAACAGCCAAAGCAGCCTGGGGGACGAACCCTTGAACCGAAGCCTGGAGCTTGTCCTCGATCTCGTCTAGCGTTAGCAACACCGCGCCCGAATCCGCGCTTTCCTCCAGCGCCTTCTGGAATGCCACACGGCCGAGCGGACAATCCCCGTCGTAGGCCTGCACCACACGCTCCAATGGATCGGGGTGCGTTGAATGGGTGAGTTCTGCAATTAGGCCGGCGATCGCCTCGGCTCTATCCCGCGCCACACCGCGCCGGGCGAGCCAGCCGCCGAGCCCGCCGAACGCACGATCGCCCGTCGTGTTGTGTCTCCACAGGCTGGCGAGGTCGCGGGCAATCTCCCGATCGTGATCGCTAAGCTGTACCGGGGCGATCTCCACCTCCAGCGGCTTAGCTGCCCTCTTCTCCCCGATGAACTGTGCCAGCTTGGTCGTGGCTTCGAACGGGAATTCGGCAATAAGCTGTGGGTCAAACCCTCGGTCCCAGTCGCCTTTTTCGATAAGATACCCCCCAGCACAGGGCCGAATGTCGAGCGCCCCGCCCTCACACACAATCGCCTTATTGCGCTGGTACAGCGGGTGATCGCTAGGGATGAAGTAGTAGGCGTGGCGCCAGCCTTTCGAGGTCAACGTCTCAGGAAGCTTCACACCGAGTGCGTCCTCCAGCTTTTCGCGCGTCATGGCCTTGTCGAGGTCGAGACCGAGGATATGAAAGCCCGTGTCCCCTAGCGCCGGATTGAGCGGCCCACAGAGGATACCCACAGGCAGATCGTCTTTGATGAGCCTCGGGTCCCACTGCGCGTGGGGGCGGTCAGCCCCGAAACCCGGCGCTAGGGGCGTCTTGTCGGCTCGCATGGGCCAGACGCGAAACACGCGAGCGTAATCTTTGGCCGCCTCAGACATTAGGGAATGCATCCCGCACACGTCGGGCGGCCTCGGTGTAATTGCCACTTTCTAGGTGAAAGTGTGCCAAACGCAGATCCGAGCGGCCGTATGGGCCGGGCGCGGCCTGGACCAAAAGGCCGAGCATCCCGAGTGCCGCATCCACGTGACGGTTTCGGATGTCGGAGAGCAACTGTCGGATCAGGGGCGTCAGGCGCGGCGCAGTCAAAGGTTCATCCCTCAGCTTCATTGAAGATTCCAAACTCACAGTAACTCACTTTCTAGGACCGAGGTTCTCATAATCAAGATACTGGCCTCGAAACTACGAGTCAACGACAGAGAAAAAACAATCTCCCGTCCCCCGTCCCGTCCCCACCAACGTGAGGGAACGGCCATATGTGACCATATACCTAACAGCTTGAAACTATTATGATCAACTCCCGTCCCCGCACGGGGACGGGTCGCTCGGCCTAACCTAATGATTCCGCCATAGTTCCCCGTACCCGTCCCTATAGGGATCGACAGAGGGGGACGGAGCCTTCGCTGCGCTCCGGTCCTCCCCCGTCCTTATGTCGCGGCCGATCGGTGCTATCCTGAAAGGATGACCGAGAACGCACGAAAGCTGTTGGCATGGATCAAAACCCGAGGTTCCGTTTCTCGCTATGAGACGCTCGTACATGGCTCGCCCGAATACCGGAGTCTCCGCCGCCTGGAGCTTGACGAATTACTACGGGGCGGTTATGTTGTTCGAGGGTTAGACCTCCGGTATCGGCCGGCAGGTTCAGTATTGAAGTGAGGTGTCATGTATGGTCACATATTGTATTGCAGTGCTGATTGTGGGTACTAGATGACCCGCCGAACCGGCAACGAGGGACTCCACACGCGCGTCGTGCAGGACAAGCGCGAGCGCGTCGAAGGCCAGGAAGCCATGCGTCTCGCAGACCTTGACCGCGAGAATGCGGGCGCCGCGTACCGGAAGGAATGCGAGGCCTCTGACATTGCCAGAGACGAGGTGATCCGCTTGCGCGCGCTGCTGGCCCGCTGCGCTGCAGCCCTCGAAGCGGTGCCCGACCCGAGCGCTGCCGAGCTGGAACTTATCGCGGAGGCGAAGCGTGGCTGAGGATCCAACAGCTCGAAAAACCGGTTGACTCTGGCAGCGTCCGAGCTATCCTGAAAGTGAGGGCTGCGGCCCATTGGTAAAGTGAGGGCTGCGGCCCATTGGTTCTTCTTATCCAGGTCCAGAGGTCGAGGTCTCGGGCGAACCTCGTGAAAAACCCGATCATTGCGGGATACGTGCTCCGGGAAGCACAGCGGGCTCATACCCCGCCGACCACAGGTCTTGGGGGGTTCGACTCCCTCTCCCGCATCCAACTATCTCCCGAGCTCTCCCGTGCGGCGCAAGCGGCTATTGAGTTGAGAAGCTTGTCAGGGCCAGAGTCGCATCATGACGAATGCCATAGAAACGCTAATGTCGATCGCGCGACCAACACGGCTCGAAACGCGTGGAACGACGGGATCTGTCGTTGCGATCATCCGCCTCTGCGAGAGCAGACGCTCGTGGTTCGTGACGGCAGTACAGCGAGAAGAGCGAACGATCGAAGTGGTCGGCTACGCTCCGGGGTGTGCGCATTCTTCCGGCATATGGTTCTCGCTCGGGCTGGACTTCTTCGAGGTTGCCGCAGCAGCAAGCGGCGACAGGTTGGAAGTGGAACTCCTGAAGACTCCCATCGCCCTAGAATTGCTCGAGGACGAGTCCCTATAGGTTCGCTCTCTCGACCCAGCGTTGTATCCGGCTGGGGTTCGACTCCCTCTCCCGCATCCAACTATCTCCCGAGCTCTCCCGTGCGGCCGAGGCCACTAACGGATCGAGCTCGTGACCTCCCCCAGCTCTCGCTGGAGATCCGTGACGAGGAACGCTTTGGGCATCATGCGGCGATCCTGTAGTTGACGATCATGCGGAGCTCGTTCCACACCCTGAAGCGTAGACCGCCCGACTCCAGGCAGGGCTCCAGGATCATGACCAGCTGACTCGTGGCCGCCATCTTTTTGACGTGGTACAGGCAGAGCTGGCGGGACATCCCGAGCTCACCCGCAAGCTCTCGTACCGTGAACCCTTCCTCCGCATGATCGAGCAACCAGCGAATGCGCGCCTGGAGCGTGATCGTCTTGGGGGTGGATGCGCTGCGCCAGTTCGGCTTCGGTGTGCGTGACCGCGAGGTACGCTTGGCGGCTCGGCACGGGCGGGCCTTCGAGCTCTTGGCTTTGCGCCGGCGCACGCGCGTTGTGCGCGCCTCGAACGTGACAGCGGTGTGGGCAGGGCGATCATATGTGGTGTCGAACATCATGTCCACCTCTTAAGCACGCCTTGTGCCGACGGCACAACCCCCGCTCAAAGTTCCGAATATACACGATTGGCTTAACCGGATTGCGCAATGCGCCGAGGCAAGCGCGTCACGCCGATCTCAGATTGACACGTCCAACATGCCGCGTTATGTTCGCCCCATGCTAGTCCCGATCCTCTGCGCCGTGATTGCCGGCTTGCTGCTCATGAACGCCTTTCAGTGCTACTGGCACGAAAGGGCGATGCAGCGTGCCGAAGAGCGCTGGGCCGCCGTTCCTCCGCTCTCATGGATCCCCCCGCAGCCGCGCGCCCCCGGCTGGGAAGAGCTCCGAGAGCTGGGGCCTGGCGGCGACGCACCCACGCGCCGCGTGGCCATCCCGATCCACCCGCCCTTCGAGGGCTATGGGGTGGATGTGAGCGTGGCCCCGACAATTGGGATCCGCTGATCGATTTTTTCTTGACCAGGTTCGAGGTCTGGCCGTACTCTTAGTCATGCTCAAGAGCCAAGCCAACCAGAACCGGGCCGCCATGAACAACGCGCTGGACCAGGCGCTAGACTGTGAATCCCTCGGGATCGCCGCCGTCCGTTGCTGCCTGGAGACCGCGCTCGCCCACGCCGGCGCCCTCGCCAAGGGCTCCAGGCTGGAGCGGCGCGACGAGTGGCGCGTGAATGAGACCCGCTTGGCCCTCCACGCGCAGGGCTTCGAGGTTGGGTTCTGAAAAAACGAATCCCCGGGCCGGTTCACTGCGGCGCCGGCCCGGGGGAAGCATCGGAGGACCGTGGGCCGACGACTCAAACGCTACGCTGAACGGAGGGAGTGGAAGCCCTACCGCTCCCTCCCGCGCCCGCCGGAGAACGACGATCCCGGGCCGCGCGGGGAGTTCTGGATCGTTGACGCTGCGCTCGGCGAGGTAGAGCGAGTGGACGAAAAAACTGTTGACGAGGACGACCTAGACCGCTAACATAGATAGTGTAGAGTGCTTGATCGCTCTGTGGCCCGCCTACAGCCACCCTGAAAAGACGATCTTGGGGTTTCGGTACCCTTTCCGGCCGCCCGGAAACCGAGACAGTGCACGGCTGTTCCGTGTTCCCTCCAAGATTCTTTCAGGTTTTCATGGCTGCTACGCCTACCTCATTCGCAATCAACTGGCTAAACCGCTGGTACATGAAGCTGGACCGAATCCACGCGGCCTCGATCAAGGGCTCGCCGTGGCTAAAGCGTGTCCGATACGAAAACACCGGTGGTGAGGCTGTTGCACAGCCGTTCGTGCTCTACGGGCACCGCGGCGAATCCGGAGACCTCGCTACCGCGCAGGGCATCTCCGCCAACCAGAAGAGCTCTCGGAAGCTTCGCTGGCTTGTGCCCTATGGCACCTACGAAGGCTCGATCCGCGTTCCCCACCGGGATATCGCGCTGTCCCGAAAGGACAAGGACGCCGCGGCCAAGGCCATGCAGTTTGATGTTGACCTGGCGCTGAAGCAGCGCGGGGCCAACATGGTCCGCCTCTGGTTCGCGAACCCGGGCTATTCGCTGGTGGGCGCTGTTCGCGCGCACTCCGCCGGCGTGATCTCGGGGCTCACCGCGCAGGAAGCCTCGAACTTCGTTCCGGGCGATCAGATCGTCCCGTCCACCGCGTCGGGCAACAGCGCCTCGGACGTCCTAGTTCCCGGCTCGGGTGTTGGCTACGTCGTCTCGCGCGACCTGCGCGCGGGCACCGTCAGCGTCAGCGCGACTCCAGGCGGCACGGTCGGGGCTCCCTCAAACTGGGCCGCGACGAATTACTTCTACTTCCGCCAGGGCGAATTCCTGCCGAAGACGGGCGGCGCAATCGACATGATCACGCCCCTCCAGGCGTATCTCCCGCCGGCGCCGGTGACGTCCACGCTCCACAACGTGGATCGGAGCATCGACTCGATTCTGTCGGGCTTCAACCCGCCGGATTCGTCCCTCACGGGCAAGTCGATCAGCGCGCGGGTCAAGCGGACGGTTAATGAGCACCGGGAACAGCTCGGTTACATGGCCGAGGATTCGGAGCTGGACTGCGCCTACCTGAACCCGCTCGATTGGGGCAAGTGTGAGGAAGAGCTCACCACGCACCTTTCGCGCTCCCCGGCGCAGACGGCCGAGGACGGATACCAGTTCATCGAACTGCAGACCGCCAACGGCAAGCTGAAGCTGATCAGCGAGCCTCAGGTCCCGCGCGGCGTGATCTTCCTGCTCTCGCAGAACGACATTGCGTGGCACACCCCGTCGGGTACCGTCGCTGAGATGGTGGACGAGGACGGCTCGATCGTCAGCCGCATGGCGAACAGCAACGATCTGGAGCTCCGCCCGGTCTCCTACGTCGCGGCCAAGATGTCCGCTCCCTACAAGCATTGCCGCCTTTCGGCCACTGTGTAATCCGCAGAGGACGCGGGTCCGGTATCCAAACCCGGCACTCGCACGCTCATAACGCCCCGCGTCCTCGGCTTCTTCTTCAGGAGATCCAATGGCTCTACCAGACACCGCGCGCAACGTGTTCGGCCCAACGTTCTTCGGGGATATCTCGTTCGTGTTTATCACGATCGGGGCCTCGGGTCGAGTCGCCAGCGCATCTTCCCCCGAAACCGATGTAGAAGACAATGAAGACGGCACGTATGACCTAACTTTTCCCCCGGCCACCCTAGGTTTCGTCGTGGGCGCTCCTGCCGTCATTGGGCAGGCAGGCACCGCGGCGGCCGAAGTAACGGCCTTCGACGCTGACGCGGGCACCATGGCGATCGACCTTGGCGCGGCGTCCCTCAGTGGTGTGGACCTGTGCCACGTCGTTCTGGCCCTCGCGGCCCCATAAGGAATTCAACATGTCTGCAATCGTAATCTCAAGTGCATTCCCAGCGTACTGCGCCCGGCTGGAACAGTTCGACCGGCCCGCCTTGCTCCGCATCGGGCTCGACGGTTCGGGCCTGGCGCCCACCTCCGACGAGGAAGATATTGGCCTCACCGCTGGCGAGATCGCGCGTCAGGCGCTAGAGCTGGCGTTGGACGGCTACGTCACCCTGCGCGGGCAGGGCACGACCGACACGAACACGGCGGCTTCCACGGCCGTCAACCTGAACGATCAGGGTGTCACGTTCCCCGACGCGACCAATCGACGGATCGAGACGCTCTGCAAGATCGCAGATGTAGACGGCCAGGGCTATGTGGAGGGTGTGGCTTGCGTGGACGGCGGCGCGACGCCGATCGTCGTGACGGATTCGGCTTCGGCTGACCCGCTCGTCTCGGGCCTTGGTGGCACGCCCACGGCCGTCCTTTCCGTGTCCGGAGGGGAGGTTATTCTGACCTGTGTCGGCATCACGGACGTGGATTGCCGGTGGGACATCCTGGTTCGGGTGTTCCCAGCCACCGGGCTGGCGTACATCGCGACCACGTAATCTCCGGCGGGCGCGCGGGTACGCATTCGGGCTAGCGGCCCGAAACGAAAAGCAATCAGCATGTACGTTCTGATCGAAGACGAGCTTTTCGAGGTTGACGAGGCAGACGTGGAGGTCGAGGGCGACGGCTTTTGGCTAGCGTTCGAAGGCGAAGACGAAGAGTCTTTCCACGAGTTTTGCGACGTCGATCCCGACGAGTTTGAGTAACCCAGTTTGAGGCCGTCAGGCCGAGAACACCCGCGCGCCGTCCCGCGGATTGTGAAGTAGGGCGGCCCAAGGTTTTCATGAACATTCTCAAGAACAGGCAGGTTCAGGCCGCATTCGTGGCTCTCGTTCTCGCCGTGCTCGCGGCTCTCGGCTTTCAGGGCTGCGCCTCTTTCGGCAAGCTCGACCCGAAGGCTCAGCGGGCCGTGGACGTGTTCGAGTGCTACGTTGCGGTGCTGGAACCCTACGTGGGCGAGGTGTGCGACACGGCGGAGCTCGTCCGGGATGTCGTGGCGGGCCGCGCCGACCTCGGCCGCACGCTGTTTCTGCTCGGGGCTATCCCGGCCGAGGTGGATGCGATCGGGGACGAGCTGGCCGAGTGCCGACCGCGGCCCCAGGTGTCTGAGCTGCCCGTCCTGGAGGCCAACTAAATGGCCGCTCCGCTCCCTCCGCTCCCGATGGGGGGTGAGCTAGAAGGTGAGCCGGTGGAGGGGCCGGAGGACCTGGACGTGCCGCTGACCGGGCTCGAAGACCTAGACCCGCAGTTCGCGGCCGACGTCTCGGAGGCACTGCCCAACTTGGAGGACGCGCACATCGCCGCACTCCAGCGTGCCATCCTCGGCTTGCTCGGGAGGTGAGCCATGCCGCTCGGGAAGGTTTCCAAGCTGAAGCTGGCGACGTGCCACCCCGACCTTCGGCGACTGATTGAGGCCGTCGCGGCCGGCGTGGACCAGGGCGATCTGGCGTACGCCGGGATCCATGACATCACGGTCTTGTGTGGCTACCGGGGGCGGGCCGAGCAGGACAAGGCCGTGGCCGACGGAGCGTCGAAAACCCCGTGGCCGCGCTCGAAGCATAACCGTATTCCCGCCGATGCGGTTGATGTCTCCCCATATCCCGTGGACTGGGATGCCCGCCGGCTGGAGATCCTCCACGCCTATGTCGCGGGCGTTGCCCATGCGCACGGGATCGACCTGTTCGATATCTCGTGGGATCGGCCCCACATTCAGAGGAACGTCCCCTAATGTTTACCCAGGTTCTCGGCACGTCAACGACCGGCTTTGAGGGCGAATTCCGCTACCTGGCGGACGTCGAAGGCCTCGCCACGTCCGTTGGTCGCCACCCGAGCGCCAATCTGCTGCCGGTGTTTAACAGCTCATACCGGCGCCTGCGAGAGCTCGTGTCCGGCTACGGGTACACCCAGTTTTGCCGGCCGGGCGCCACTACTGCGCTCCCGACAACGGCCGTTGAAGCCGGCGAAACCTACGCGGTGATCGACGTGGGCGCAGACGGCGCGGCCGTGGGCGTCTCGAACATCAGCCAGATCAAGATGGTGGACGTGAAGAGCCCGGGCGGACGGTGGCGCACGCTCCCTGAGATCACAATCCTCCAGCTCCGAGATCACGCCACGACCACTCCCGGCCGTCCCGAGGCGTGGTGCTGGTTGACCGGGCCGCAGTTCGGGGCGCTCGCCTCGCAGTCCAAGGGCTCGATCGCAATCACGCCCGTCCCGAACGGCGGTAGCTACAAGCTGTGGACCATGACCGAGGCAATCCCCGTCAGCTCCACGTCCGACTTTTTCATCTACCACACCGAAGACTGGCGAATGTGGCACATGTACGACGCCATGGGCCAGATCGTCGGGGCGCGGGACAAGGACACGGCCAAAAAGCTGGACTATATCACGGATAACCGGTTGAACGTCAACGTGGTTGGCTCGCCCGCCTACAACATCTCGACCCAGCGCCCGACCGCGGCCGGCCCTCGCACGTGGACCCGGTCTGGCGCCTACCGCGGCGCCTCGCGGCCGCGCTGGGGGCGGTAATGTCCGTCCGACGCTTCCAGCCGCCTGGCGCGTTCGGAGACCCGAGCCAAGGTTTTGATCGGGTCTCTCAGGTTATTGACGCGATCGCGCCGCTGGAGCAATACCCGCTTCGCACCGATCGCCGTTTGCAGGTTGCGGCCGATACGTTCACCCGGTTGGCCCCGCGTAGCGCCGGCCAAGAGGTTGTCATCCCAACGGCCGATTCCTCAAACTTCGGGCGCCACGTTACGCTGTTCGTTAAGAGCTCGCTGGGTGCGCTCCGCCTGCGCGCCACGACGGGCACGATCAACGGGGAGACCTCGGTTAGCTACGCAGCCGGAATCACGGCTGTGATCGTCCTGGTGTCGGACGGAGAGGGCGGGTGGGCCGAAACCGGCCCCCAGGGACCTCAAGGCGCCACAGGCCCCACCGGAGCAACCGGCCCCCAGGGACCTCAAGGCGACACCGGCGCGACCGGGCCGCAGGGGCCGCAGGGTGACGACGGCGCCCAAGGGCCCCAGGGCGCGCAGGGAGAAGATGGGCCTCAGGGAGCGCAGGGCGCCACCGGAGCCGCCGGAGCCACCGGAGCGACAGGCGCGACTGGCGCGACGGGCGAAGACGGTGCTCAAGGGCCGCAGGGATCTCAAGGGCCGCAGGGTGTCCAGGGCGCGACGGGCGCGACGGGCGCGACGGGGGTAACCGGATCCACCGGTGCAACAGGCGCGACTGGCGCGACGGGGGCCACTGGCTCGCCCGGGTTGCGCGTCAACGGCTCTACCCAGACGGCACGCGCAAACTGGAATTTCCTGAGCTCCGTCGGTAGCGCGATCTCTTGGACGGCTTTCGACGACAGCGCCAATGATGAGAGCGAGCTACGGGCCTCGTTCCTCGGCAGCTTCTATTCCGAAAACGACGTTGGATCGATCCAGACGCCGTTCATCAGCTTCGACAATGGCATTAAGACGACGGCCAATGTCGAGGACAACACCGCGGGCAGTGGGTACATCAACGTCTCCTTCGACCTGGATTTGACCGCGGATTACGCTTGGACGGGAGACCACTTATTCACGGGAGATGCACTAAGTATCGACGTCGGAGACCTATCGGTCACAACCAGTGAAGGCGTAGCGATGTTTTTCGGTGGCGCCAGCGGCATCACGTCCGTTGGCGGCTGGAGTGTCTTTACCTCCGGCACAATGACGATAGACGCGGACACCGAGGTGCTTGTTACTGGCGCTGGCATCGTGCGCATCGGAAGCAGCCCAATTGAAGGGTATCTCGTCATCCAGGGACAGGCCATCCCATCGAACATCCCCAGCGTGCCGACGAATAGAGGCATGTTCTGGGTGTTCGATCCTGGTTCTCCCGATACCGTGCCGATGTTTACGGACGACGGAAACAATGACGTGCAGCTGGATGCGTGCATTCTGTCCGTCGTGCGAGCCAGCACCGCGGACGGCAGCTACTCGATTACTCCGCCGGCCGGCGCGACGTGGTACGAGGCGGAAGGCGTTGCCGGGGGCGGCGGCGGGGGTGGCGTGGACGCGGACACAGCCGGCGAAGTCTGCGCTGGTGGAGGCGGCGGCAGCGGCGCCGGATTCAGGTATCGCGGCGAGATCCTGTCCGGAAACATGACGGGCACCGTAGGAGCCGGCGGTTCTGCCGGGTCGAGCTCGGGCGGCGATGGTGGGGACGGTGGGGCCACGACCTTTGCCTATGGCTCTGGCGTCGTCAGTATCTCGGCGGGTGGAGGCAAGGGCGGCGAGGGCGACACGGGCGGGCCAACCACAGCGAACACGTTCCGTGCGTCTGTTGGCGGCGACCCGGGAACTGTATCGGGGTTCGTCTCCGAGGCGTACGCGGGGGCGCACGGCCACTTCGGGCTGGCGCTGTTTGGCGCCGCCACGATCAACACGATCGGCACGGGCGGCCATGGCGGGCCATCTATGTACGGAGGCGGCGGCCGAGGCGGATACGTTTTCGGCACGACGGACGCCGAGGCTGGACAGGGTACGTCCTGTCCAGGATCGGGCGGGGGCGGTGCAGCGCAGATATCGGGCGGCGCCGGCGCCGGCGTTGCAGGGTCGGCGGGGCGCGCCGGATGTCTCAAAGTGACGTTCTATCGCGGGCCCGTGCCGACGTTTGGCGGGATCTCCTAATCACACCACAATTCCGGGAAATTGAAATGAACACCGCAAAGAACCTAGACGCCAAGACCATTGCCGCGATCGCGGCCCTCGTCACGGCCATTGCCGGAGGCGTGGAGCTCCGCGTCCAAGTCGGTCTGTTGTCCGCCAAGGTGGACCGGATTGAGGCTGAACTCCACGTAGCGCGGGTGGCCCAGAACGGAGAATAAGCCATGGCTACGGTTTTCGACGTCCCATTCAATGCCGGTCAGGATGAGGGGACCGACCGAATCGTGCTTCCTGACGGAAGCTTTCGCCTCATGCAGAACGCGCGGCTCACTCGTGACGGCCGCGTGGAGGTCCGACCACAGTACGTTGCGTTGGACAATGACGTGTACATCTCGGGCGGCGGTGACATGCACGCTTTCGACCTGACGACCTATGACGATCGGCTGATCTGCTTTGGTGCGCCGTCCTCGGTAAGCTTCACCCCGAGCTACCCCAAAGATGTCTACACTTACCTAGGCGAGAGCGAGCCGGCCACGTGGAAAGGTCTGTTCGACGATTCGGTCAACTACCCCGCCCTCCCCGTCATGACGGATGTTACGGTGGTTTGGCAGGCGCCGGCCGGCTTCTATGCCGATTCTCACGACGTGGCGTACACTAACGGCTATGTGTGCGTGTGCATGTGCGACGTGGGCAACACCCTGGGCCGCGCGTTCGTGCTTCGGAACGGCGTGGTGGTCCGGACGACCCAGTTCGCATCCGTCCGATCACTGCGGGTGGTGGCCGCGGGCGATAGCTTCGTGCTTCTAGCACGCAACACGGCGGACGACATTCAGGCCGCGACGTTCGACACGACCGGCGTTTCCGACTGGACGACCTTGACCGACCTGGCCGGGCTCGGTGGGGGTGCCGTGACGGGAACGACGGGGTGGGACGCATGCTCGATCCCAGGCTCGACCGACTATCTGATCGCGTTCCCCATCTCGGGCGCCACCCAGGTTCGGCGCTACTCCACCAGCGGGTCCGCCGTGTGGGCGAACACGGACACGGCTTTTTCGGGGGACTGTGCCATTGCCACGGACGGCGCGGTGGTCGTGTTCGCCGCGCGTAACTCCAGCACGAACAACGTCGTTCTGCGCACGCTTGACGCCGACGACGGCACGTCCGACGCAGGGCCAACGAACGTGATCGGGGCCTCGACATCTCACAGCAACCCGATTGGGGCACCCGCGATCGCAATCGTCGGGACGAACCGAGTCGTGGTGCAATCCCAGGTTGGTGTCACAGGGAGCGATAGCGTTTACTCGCTTCGGGATATAGACGATCACGAGCTGGCGGCCAGCGGCGTGTTCGAGCAAACGCGCATGTATTCGAAGCTGTTCACGGTCGAACGGAACACACTCGACGAGGCTTTCGGGTTCGGCACGATCCACACCGGCACGCTCGGAGGCACAGGGGAGCTGTTCGGCACCACGATCCTGGGGACCCAGTTGGGCTTTTTGCTGGAGAGCCGGTTCAACTACAACGTGGCCGACTTCATGACGCAAACGATCCTCACGAACTACCACGGCCGCCCCAGCGTGGCGACGGACGGCGCGGGGGACTTCTGGGGTGTGGCCTCGGTCTCGGATGAGTCGGGCCTCGGGCTCTCGAACACCCAGCCCGGCACTCCACAGCTGATCAGCTTCAAGGGTGGCTCACCGGCGCGCAAGCAAACGGCCGAGATGCAAGGGGCGCTCTATACCGCGGGCGGATTCGTGGGGTACTACGACGGCGTTTGGTTCGTCGAGTCGGGTTTCTTGAACACCCCGCAGATCAGCTCTATCACCCAGGGCACGAGCGGGAGCCTCACTCAGCTGGGGGCCTACAAGTATGTTGCGATCTATGAGTGGACGGACGCACTCGGCCGCGTGCACCGCTCGGAGCCGAGTTTCGTCACGGACGTGACGCTGACAGGTTCGAATGACGACGTCACCTTGGAGATCCGTTCCGCGCGCAGCGTGCGCAACATCGACTTTCAGGGGACCGGCTCGCTGGTTCAAAGCGTACTCTACCGGATCGTGCCAAATGACTCCGTGTTTTACCGAGTCGGCCAGGTTGCCCAGCTGACGGGAGCCGACGGCTACTGCGATCCGGTCGACATTCAGGACACGACCTCGGATGCCGATCTGGAGATCCGCCCGGTCGCCTACTTCCAGAGCCAGAAGCCTACCATTAACGTGGCGCTGCCGCCGTGCAAGTTCATTGCGGCCGGGCGCGACCGATTGATCCTAGGAGGCCTCCCGGATCCCTACCTCGTGGTATTCAGCCAGCTCCCATTCCCCGGCGAGCCGATCGAGGGTGCCGACTTTTCGACCGAATTCGCCTACCAAGCGCGGCTACCCGAGCGCGTGACGGCCGTTTCGGGCTTCGGGGACACCTACCTGGCTTTCACGGCCAGCGCGGTGTACGAGATCCCCGGCGCCGGGCCGCAGCGCAACGGCACGGGCGAATTCTTCACCCCGCGCGCGATCTACAGCGACGGCGGATGCATCGACTGGCGCTCGGTGGTGGACACGGCGGCCGGGATCTTCTTCCAGCTGGCCTCGAACAAGATATACAGGGTGACGCCCCAGGGCGCTGTGGAATTCGTCGGGGAGCGCGTTCAGGACACCCTGGCAAGCTTCCCGGTCATCCGCGCGGCCGCGGTCTGCACCGAAAGCCAGCGAGCGGTTTTCGCGGTCGTGGATGACGACGACGATCCTACGGACGGCGGGCTCCTGGTTTACGACCTGATCCACGACGCTTGGAGCTTCGATAACATCGGCGTGACAACCTCCCTCGTGGAGTACAACGGCAGGATCGCGTACGCCGCGGGCGGGCTCGTATACCTGGAGGAAGCCGGCCCAGGCACGGGCGCCGGCGCCATGCCCACGCTTAGCCTTCGAACGGGTAGCTTCCGTCTGTTCCCCGCCTCCGGCCAGGGGACGGTGTGCAAGGTCGTCCTCCAGGGGACCTATCTCGGGGACTCGACCCTGGAGGCGTTCATCAGCTACGACGACGGCAAGACGTGGACGAGCATGGGGACAGACGCGCTGACGGCGGCCAACAAGGTCAATCCGGTCAGCGGGTCGGCTGTCGTCTCGGGAGACCCAATCACGTCCGTGTTTTGCCCGCGCCGGCGCGAGGTCGATCGGTTCGCCCTGCGCTTCGACCTCACGAATGGATCCAACACTGGCGGGAGCCGCTTGCATATGTTAAGTCTTGAGGTGGAGGCAAACGAGTTCATCACCCGCCAACCGGCTCGCAACCAGAGGTAAGATGTGTTATCTTGACAATATGCCCACGAAAACCGTGCTGGAATTCCTTGGACTTGTGTAATGGCAGGCCGACAGACCCAAACCGTAAACACCGGCGCCAGCACGCGCGCCCGCGGGAACACCCGGCCAGCGCCGGCGCCATCCGCCCCCCAGCTCCCTCCCGGGACAGTGGCCGACCCGAATTCGCCCGGAGGCTTCCGGATCGTCGACCAAGCGGCCTATTCCGCGTGGCACGCCGGGAGCATCGCCAGCCAGAAGGGCGGGACGGCCGCGACGGCCGGCGGGATCACGAACGCGACAAACGCCGGATCCACAGACCTTCAAGCGGACATCCAGCGCCGTCAGGCCGCCGGGGAGAGCTTCCGAGTGCCGACGCCCACCGGACAATTTGATTCAGGGCGACAGGTCGTCACGATCGATCCAGCGGCGAATCTACGTGCGGCGGCCACGGCGGGCGTGGGCCAGGGCGGCTTCGACACGGCGCTTACTGGAGCGCTGTCCACGCGGCCCCGCATGACCGTCACGTCCAACCGCCCGACTCCCGAGATTCTCACGAACATCGATCTGGGGCCAACCCAGCGGGTTGTCAACCCGTCGAAAGTCGAACAGGGCGCAGAGCAGGCGAAAGCAGCCCTCGGCCCCGCACCGCAGATCGACCGAGGAATAGCGAACCGCCAGCAGGGCACCGTTGACGCAGCCCTGGGGCTCTCCCGCCAAGCCGTGGATGCCGCGCTCCAGCCTGTCGATCAGACGCGCCTGGACCAGAGCGTGGCCGAGGCGCGCGCTCTGCTCGATCAGATGCTCAACGGGCCGAACACCGCGGCGCGGATCGGCTCGCAGACGCTCCGTTCTCAGCTGGCGCTGGCTCGTTCCGCCGCGGGGGGCCCGGGCGCCGTTGCGGGAGCCTTCCGCAACGCTCAAATGGCCGCGCCCGAGCTCCAGGCCCAGGCGACCCAGGCGGCCACGGCCGAGACCTTGGCGCGCCAGCAGGCGGCCGGAAACATCGTCAACCAGATCCAGGCGACCGAGACGAACCGGCAGACGAACGAGACCCAGCGAATCAACGCGGCCAGCGCCGCAGCGTCCGGGTTCGCACAGGGGGCGCTTGGCGCGCGCGGTCAGGACATTCAGGTGGCGCAGGCCAACCAGCAGGCGGCCTCCAATCTGTTAAACAACGTGGCCCAGCTAACCGGGACCCAGCTGGAGCTGGACCAGCGAAACCAAGAGCTGATCGGCCAGCTAGCGCGGGACGCGGCGGCCATGAACTTCAACTGGGGCCAGCTTTCGGTCCAACAGCAAGAGGCCGAGTTTGACCGATGGGTCAAGGTCTACGGGATCGATCAAGCTGCCGCGGCACAGATCAAGGTTGCGGCGAACGCTTCGAAAAAGAGCGCGTGGGATTACATCATTCCGCTTGTGGGCGCTGGCGCGACGGTGGCCGCTGGAGCGTTCGCTGGGCCTCCGGGAGCCGCTGCGGCGGCGGGCGGCACGGCCGCGGCTCAGCAAGCGGCCAGCTAAGGATCGAACATGGCGCAATGGGTTGCAAAGCCGGACCTGTACGGGGCCGGCGGTGGAGAGTTCATCGACGATACGGGAACGGTGTGGCCGGATCCATGGGGGACGCTCGCTCCGCCCGCAGCCGCGCCGTCACAGGGCGAGATCATGAACGGCATGCCCAGCTCCGCCGCGCAGGTCGGAGAGTTCCTCCAGGCGACGGCGCCCCAGCCCACCCCGCCGGCGGCTCCCCATGAGGCTCCCACGGGAGCTCCGCCGCTCCAGTCCCCCGAGGGGATGGCGGCTGCGCTGGACGCGCCGATGCCCCCCACCCCCACGCCAGGCTTTGCCGAACAGAACGCGGCCGCTGGAGGTGGCGCGGCTCCAGCTCCCCAGCCAGGGTTCGCAGACGTCAAGGAAGGCACCACGAGCTCCCGCACGTCCGAGACCGGGTCCACCGGCTTGTCCGCCGAGGCACAGGCGCGCCAGGGCGAGAACATCTCGGCCGTGGTGAAGGCCAAGCAGGGGGAGCGCGATGCGGCCGCGCAATTCGCCACGCTGGAGGCGGACCAGGCCGCGGCACGCTCGAAGCAGGTTCTAGCGACGGCGGCCGAAGGCCTTGAAAAGACGGCGGCGCAGATCGCGCTGAATGATCACGTGACAGCCCAGGTGGACGCCAAGATGAAGGCCGGCGCGGAGTGGCGCCCGGACCGGACCGAACTTTTCTCGGGCGACCGGGGCGCGGCCTTCGGGATCGCCGCGGCTGTGGCGGCCATGGCTGGCGCGTGGATGCAGGGCCGAGGGCTCACGCAGCAAAACCCATACCTGCCCACGATCATGAAGATGATCGAGGACAACGCGAACGATCAGGTCCGGCGCAACAGCACGACCATGCAGTTTCTCCGGGAGCAAAAGGGCGACTTGCGCGCGGCGGCTCTGGAGCTGCGGCAACGTCAAGCCAGCTACGCCAAACAGCGGCTCGAAGGGTTGGCCCTGAAAGACCAGTCCGACTTGATGCGCGCGGGCGTGGCCAAGACAACGGCCGCTCTGGACGCGCAGATCGCACAGTGGGAACAGGAGAAGCGTCAGAGCTTGGAGCGCACCGAGACGAACAAGATCGTTAAGACGTTCTCTCAGACCCAGGCCACGGGCGCCGGCCCCGCCGGCGGGGAACGCACCCCAGACCAGGCCAAGGCCCAGGGGACGTTCGACGCGATCGCGAACTTTGGCGGCAAGGCCGGGCTGATCCGTGGCCCGGATGGGAAGTGGCGCGTCGGAGGCGGGGCGTTTCCCCCCGCTGCGCTGGAGCGGATCAACCCGTTCTCGGACGACTCGATCATGGCCGCCGGCGAGGCCGCGGTGGAGGCCTACGGCCGGCTCCAGTCGGGCGGTGTGATCGGCTCCGAAGAGCGTCCAGCGTTCCGCGATCAGCTCGGGTTGAACACGCTCACGCGGGCCCAGCTCGCCGCGCGCCTGAACGCGGCCGAAACCGCCCTCCGTGCCCGCCTCAAGTCGACGGACGAGACGCAGCAACGGAGGGAGACAACCGTCCCGGAGGGCTGGAAAAAGTGAGTCAGCCTCGGAGCTCTCGATCGTTGAACCGTTGGACGCGGCCTTCTAGGTCTCCGTGAACGTTCGGCCAATCCTCTGGGGCGCGTGTGGTCGGGAGATTGTACTCTCGCAACAGTTCGGTGCGAACGCTGGCCATCCCCCGCTCTTTGCGCTCAACCCGCCCAAGAAACAGCGAATTGTCATAGCCCGTCAGTGAATCCCCGTCGTCAATGAATAGCAGCATGAAAAGAGCCTAACACGTCTCGAAAAACGGTCAAGGAAAAAACGACATGCCTGTGATGGTAGACCCTAAGACGGGGGAAGTGTTTAACAATGTTCCAGACGCTGAAGTTCAGCGGGCCACCGATCAATTCGGGCTCGTGTCGGCGGAGCACTACGCCATGCTCCAGCGGTACGGTGGAATCGCAGACCAGGCCGCGGCCGCAGGCAAGACGGCGGCGAACGTCGCGACTTTCGGGCTCGCCGGCTTCGACTCCACCGAGGACAAGCGACAGATCCAGGCGTTCCAGGAACAAAGTCCAACGCTTGCCGCGCTCTCGGAGATCGCCGGCGCGGCCGCGCCCGGGGCGCTGGGTGGCGGCGCTGCGGGGCTCGTCATGCGCGGGTTGGGTGCGAGCGCGCGGGCGGCGCAGATCGGCGGGGTGGTGGCCGAGGAAGTGGCGCAGAGCGCGGCGATCGAGGCGGAGCACGCGCGGGAAGAGAGCCGAGGGATCGAGCTGGGGAACGTCGTCATGGGCCTCCCGCTGGCCCTCGGGGTGAGTGCAGCGGGGCGGCTCGCGCGCGGCGCGGCGCGGCGGGTCAGGGGTAGCCTGGACAGCGTCCCGCGCTCCACTCTGGATGCGGCCGAGGACCCGGGCAACGCGCTGGCCCAGGGGCGGCGGACGTCCGAGGCGCGCCGGTCGGTGGGCGCCGCGGGCTCGGGCCCAGACAGGCGACCGCCGCTGACGGAAGACGAGGTCCGCAGCTACGCCCGGAACCGGGATGAGATCCACGCGCAGGTCGAGCGCTTCGGAGGTGACGCGATCGAGGACGCGGCCGCGGGCACCGCGCCGGCGTTCGACGAGGTTCACAACATCAGCCTGAAAAAGAGCGATCTGGCCGGCAAGATGAACGATGCCGACCCGGACGCGGTGCTAGACTTCGCAGATCAACATATCCGAGCGGTAGATGATCTAGCGAACCGGCTGGAGGCGGGCGGGCAAAAAGGCGCCGCTCGCCAGTTACGCGCCCACGTGGACGAGATCACCCGCAGTTATACGGTTGAAGATCCGTCCGATCTGTTTATCGCATCAGACCGCACCAAACGCACACTAGATCGGCTCCGCACACGCTACGGAGCGGCCGCTAGACGGGATATCAACGCAGAGCGCGTGGTTGACGACATTGACGCGGTGGTGGAGCCGTTGCGGTCAGACCTAGAGGACTTAACCACGTGGGGAAAGTTCGCGGCGGAAAAGCAGGCGGGCGAAAACGCGCTCTGGAGTGGCGACGAGGGGATTATCCGCTCGGGCGCGGTGTGGCAACATGAGTTTCTGGAGCGGCTCCCGGGCGCGGCGGGCCGCATGAGACGAGGGCTGCAGGAAGTTCCGGTGTTTAAGGTGCGCGGCGACGTGGTGGCTCACGCGCTAGCGATGAAGCCGCGAGACTTCGAGCTGACGATGAACGCCATGAGCTCCTGGATCGACAAGGTCGAAGCCATGTCGTTGCTAAAAACTGAACTGGGGGCTCAGAGCGTCGGCACCACTCCGATCATGCGGCTACAGCAAGGGCTCGCCGATATGCGCACGCTGCGGGACGAGCTGATCACGCTGCGGGAGGCGGAGAAGCGCGGGAGCGCCGTGATCGCGAAAGAGGCGGCCAAGGACAGCGCGCGCGGCACGGCGGAGATCCTGTTTGAGGCGGCCGAAGAAATCCCCGGCGTGGGCGGCCCGTTGAAGGGCGGCCGCCGGCTGGTGGAGAAGGCGACGGGCCGGCCGCTGTTCGAGCCGCCCGTTGCGCCCCCGCTACCGGAGTATACGCGGGAGGGCGCCGGCGCCATCATTCGAGCTCGCCGGCAGGGCCTCGGGCGCGGTGGGCGCACCCCCGATATCCCCCCCAAGTCCGGACTCCCGCCCGTCTCCGGCGCCCCCAGCAGCCAGGCTCGCGCGCAGGCGAGCTTCATGCATAAACCCGGCGATGTTGCAAGTGGCCTCGAACCGGTCACCACACGTGCAGTAGGTGGACCGACAACACCGGTAGTAGATCAGCCGCTCGCGTCCGCAGACGCAGCCGGAACAGTCGCGCCCGCAGCAAAAGTAAAAGAAAGCGCCAAGGGGTGGGTCCCTGGGCAGCCCGAGCCCATCTCCGTGTTTCGTCGCCATGCGGGAAGGATACCAGGTCCAGACGAGCCTGTAAACCCCCTGTTTGAGCGCATCGGCCCGCAGCTGGGGAACACCCCGGGAGGGAAGTTCCGGGGTTCGGACGGCCAGACGTATTGGGTGAAAGTGAGTGACAAACCCGCGCAGGCGGCGATCGAGGCGGGGAATCAGGCCATGTATCGGGCTTTAGGGCGCGATGCGTTGAATATTCGAGCCATGCCGCTGGGAGGGGGGCAGATTGCGTCGGTGTCGTTGGATATGGGCCCTGATTGGGTGGACCTAGACCGCATTCCCGACTGGAGCAAACTACCCAAAGATGTGCAGGTAGACTACGCACGCAGCATCCCAGCAGATATCGTGCTGGGCAACTGGGATAGCGGTCGCAACGCGGGAAACACCATGGTGCACCTACCCACGGGCCGAACCTTAATGATCGACGGCGGCGAGGCGGGAATCAACGCCGAGATGGCCGGGTGGTTTAGGGCGCAGGGCCAAGAGGGCTCCCTGCAGAAGGAACTGCGCCGGCTGCCTGGCCCGCACCTTCGGGAGAGACTGAAGGCGTCGGTAACGAGCGAAAAAGAGGAAGCGTGGGTGGGAATGTCCCGAGGGATTGCCCCACCCGGAGAAGTGATCGACCGGCTATCACAGGAAGAGGTGAGGGTGTTGATGCAGGATGGGATCTCTCGTATAGAGGCTAGTGCGACGGAGGCCGGTGGCTTTGAGCCGCTACTTCGGAAGCATCAGCCCACGATGACTCCGGAACAGATCACAACTGAGGCCGCCCACATGCGCAGGCGATTACAGGCGCTGAAACTTGCCCTGCCCACGCTCGCGGTTGCTTTGGCGGTCTCTTTCGGTGGGACCGAAGCGTTTGCAGCAACGCCCGTGACTGACTCACTGGCCGAGATTGCAGACAACAATCGGGTGATCCAGGAGCGAGCCGCGCTCGGGCTGGTTTCGAAAGAGAGTCGACCACCGAAGCTCCCGCCGCTGGCCGAACGGTTCAAGGAAGGCGCCAAGGATATAGGCCAGGCATTCCAGAACAAGATCGAGGACCTGAAGCAGGTCAACGAGGATCCGCAGGCTTTCGTTGGCGGCATGGTCGACACGTTCGGTCCGATCGCTGACGGAGGCCACGAGGACCTATATGCCAAGGTGGTCGCCCGCGTGCAGATCGGCGTGCAATACCTACTGGCCAACGCGCCTCCAAGCGTCGGGATCAGCATGGCGCGCCCGGACGGGATCCCGCCGGACAGCCTCGCGGTCATGAAGTGGGCCGCCATGTGGGACGGCGTATTCAACCCGGGGAGCGTCGTCTACGACGTCGCGACGGGAGACGCCACGCCCACGCAGATCCGCGCGCTGCGGGAGGTCCACCCGGACATCTACGGCAGCCTTCGAGCCGAGGTCTTGAAACAGGTTGGCCAGGCAGGTCAAAAGATTCCGTTCGAGACTCTTCGAGGCCTCGACAATCTTTTCGACCTTCCCGGCGTGGCCGGACCGTCGTTCTCGCCGGGCATGACTTCGACCATGGCGCAGGCCTACGCGGCCGGCCAGAAGGTTCCGCAACAGAGCCTCGGTGGGGAGTCGGTCCTTGCCGCACCCGCGTCGGCCACCACCAAGTTCTCCGGCCTGGCCGGCCTTGCATAACCACCCCAACCCTGTTACCATAGAGGTATAGCAACGTATGGCATTCCGCACTCCACGCACCGATCTCCACCCGCCGAGCATCTCTCGGACGTTTACCGACTTCACGAACGATATCCCGTTGTGCGACCAGTCAGAACCCACGCTGGCGACCAACCCCGCCGGCGCGCCCGCCCCGGACATCAACCACCTGCCCAGCTCCGTTTTCGTCCACGCGGCCGCTGCCGACGTGTTCGCGTGGGAGGACATTCTCGGAAACGCGAACAGCATCACGTTTGATGCGGCGTTCGTCGGGGAGCTCCCTTTCACGATCGTTTCGATTGACAGCACAACCACCGTTACATCCGTGACCGTTTCCTGGCACCCGGAGGCGTAACCCATGGTCCAGCGGAGCGCGCGCCTGTGCGCGGAACAGTGGTACAGGCTGAGTGGCGAAGACGCGGCACAAGCTCTGCTCTCGGAGTGCGAGCGCGCGATCCAGCTGAACAGCTCGCGGCGCGGGGAGGCGCTGCTTTTCGCCTCGTTGTTCGAGGGACTTAATCTGCTCTCGTTCGACGAGTCGGGATATGAGCACGATAACGACGAGGTTTTCGAAGAGCTGGAGACGCCCGTGGTGCGGAACACGTGTCGGTCGATCGTCTCCACCGCGGTCTCCAAGATTACCGCGCAGGACAGCCCGCTCCCGCAGTTCATGAGCAGCGGCGGCGACTGGACCACGCGCACCAAGGCCGTTCGGCTCGACCGGCTGGTGTGCGCCGAATACGAGCAGCCCCAGGGTTCGTTCGCGAACCTCCACGAGCTCTTTCGGCACGGGGCCACGCTGGCCATGGCGGCCACAGGCTCGTTCGCGGTGTTCTTTTTCGCGGGGCCGGACGGGTTGATCGCGGAGTTGGACGACACCTTGACGCTGGGGGTGGAGCGCTCGGGCCGCTGGGGCCGGGTGATCGGCACGGTGCGAACAGCCTGGTACAACGCCGAAGAGCTGATCACGCGCTTTCCCGACTTCGAGGACGAGATCTTGAAGAACGAGCAGAAGATGCCCGACGGGATCCGCGATTTGGAGGGGGACCTCACCCCGGAACGCGGCGTGCGCGTGGCGCAGGGCTGGCGCTCGGCCCTCGGCAAAAAACACTTTGGCCGAGAAATGTTCGTCCTCAAAGACGGGACGATTCTCCGGGACAACAAGAAATATGACAGACGCTCCCCGCCGATGGTGGTGTGGGATTGGGAGCGGAGCCTCTACGGTCATTGGGGTGTGTCGCTGACGCGGAGCATCTACAACCAGTGCGTCCGCATAAATCAGATCATCGCAGACGTGGACTATGCGGAGCACAACAGCCCGCAAGGCCTCGTACTGCACAAGAAAGGCGCGACGGGGCCGGGCGACACGGACAAGGTCCGAGGCTGGCAGTTCGTGGAGATCACCGGCACGGCCGACATGGCCAGCGCCTTTCAGGTGGTCATGCCGCCGAAGTATAACGAGCAATCGGTGGAGCTTCTGCTTTTCCACGAGCAGGGCGCGCACGATATCAGCGGTGTGTCGGACCAGCACACCAGCGCCAAGCGCGCCGTGGGGACGACCTCCGGTAAACACGAGAACATGGTGGCCGCACTCTTCACCGAGAGGTTTGCCGACAATGAACGCCGGCTGATCGACTGTCGCACCACGAGCTCCGCGCGCGTGATCGTGTGGTGTCTCCAAGACCAGCTGGAGAAAGATCCGGAATATGCGCGCGTTTACGCGAAAGGCGATTATGTCGAGGAAGTCAAGCTGGCGGATCTGGATCTGGATCTTGATCGCTACACTGTCTCGATCGCCCCCGTCTCGGAGGACAAGCAGTCTCCGAAGGCTCGTCTGGAGCGCATGGATCAAGCCTTCGACGCTGGGCTAATTACCGGCGCGGAGCTCTTGAGCTTCCAGCAAGACTTCGACGCGAAGGCGCGATCGTCGCTGGCCGTGGCGCAGGACAACTGGCTGGAGCGTCAGATCGATAAGTGGATGCACGCTGATTCGGTGGAGTATCAGGGCCCCGTCCAGTGGATGGATCTGCAGAGCGCGGCGCGAATGGTTGCACAGGCCATGTTGATCGCCCGCACGAAAGGTCTTCCGGACGAGCGACTTGGCTTCTTCACGAGGTTTCTGGACGAGGTCCAGGCGTTTATCGAGAGCTCGGGCGCGGGGAGCGCGGCCAGCCAGGGCGCGTTGGGCGCCGGCGCGGGGCCGAGCCCTGACGCTGCGCTGGCCGCCGCGGCCGTGCCTACTTCAGGCGCACCGCCTGTAGCGCCCGTCTAGCCATCCACCGTTCTCGGAGCCGGCGGCGAGCCGTCCACAAGTCGGTGAGCGCCACCAGCGCAATCGTCGATTCGAGATCCAAATCCTCGATACCTAGGTCCAGGTCGTAGCGCTCAATCACTTGAGCCCCCGAATCACGCCGGCGAGGAAGGCTGCGGCGAGGGTTAAACCTAACGATAAGGCCAGCGGCCCCAACACCAAACACACTAGGAAAGTCGCCATACCCCGAGCTTGGTGCTTTTCCCCATTGAGTGCAAGGAGAAAACACATGGTATTGAAAGTAGACGAGGCAGCCGAAGCCGCGGAGTTTGCCGCGCTGGTTGCAGAGCTCGAAGCCCCCGAGGTCGACGAGGATTCGGACGACAATGGGGCCGCTCCGGAAGGTGATACGTCCACCGACCCGGAAGACGAGGACGAGGAAGACCCCACGGAGCCCGACGAGGACGAGAGCGACGAGGAAGAGCCCGAGGACGAGGAAGACGAGCTGGAGGAAGACGAGGACGAGGGAGAAGAGCTCACCGAGGACGAGGCCGCAGCCAAAAAGCTGTTCGAGGCGGGAGACATCAAAGCCGCGTGCAAGCGTCTAGGAGTCGACCCGAAGATCTTCAAGATCAACGCGCGCCAGTTCACCGCGATGCGCAAGGGCCTAGCGGACGCCACCAAGCTATCTAAGGAAGGCGCCGCGGCCAAAACCCAAGCCGAGCGGCTTCAGGCGGCCGCAGAACAGACGTACGGGCCGATCGTTGCGGGCTTCCGGGCCTACAAGGACGGTAACCCGATGAACCTGCGCGCGGCGATCGAGCTGATGTGCGAGGACACTTTCGAGAATGTCGTGGCCACCGTCGCCCGCGCGGCCAAGGGCCTCTCCCCCGAGCAAGTCGAGATCGTGAAGCTCCGAAAGGAGATCCAGGATCGCGAGAACAGCGCCAAGGAAGACCAGATCAAGGCACAGGCCGAGGCGCAAAAGACGGCCGAGCTCGCCCGCGTTGGCGGGCTTTTGAAAACCACGCCGTTGGCCAAGATCGATGGCGCGGCCGAAGAGATCTACCAGCTGGTAGCCGCTAGCTACGACGGCACAGGCTATGGCCTGACGGTCAAACAGGCATACGCGCAAGTCAAGGCCAAGCATGCCAAGATTGCAGCGGCGTTCGGAGGCAAGCTCCCCGCGGGGAAGACCGGCAAGACGGGGAAGGCCGGCAAGCGGGAAGAGCTGGCGCCCGTGCGAAAGCCCGCCAAGCCACAGACGGCTGCGGAGCGGGAGGCCGCCGAGGCCGCGGAATTCGCCAGGGTGCTGAAAGAGGCCAAGGAAGCAACGCGCTCGGGCGAACGCCGGATGCGCCGGAAGGGAGGCCGTTAATGGGCCAGGTGTGCGCATACGAGGACATGGTCTATCTCCGCCCACGGGAGGACCTGGATCGAAAGTGGGCCTCGGACGTGATCTTTGCGCCCGACTCTGCGCTGACCAGCTCCGATGGCATGAACCTCCAAGACAAGAGCGCAACGGCCGTGTGCGAGGTCATCTCGATTGGCCCCGGCTCGGAGGCATGCCCGGACCTGAAAGGCGTCTCGGTGGGTGACATCGTGTGCTTGCCGCTCTGGGGCACGTCCAAGGTGATCGTCCTGGACCAGGAGATCGGCCTCATGATCAAGTTCGCCGGCCTGGCGGGCGTGGTGCGAGACTTCGGCAAGCCCACGGAGTCGATCGAGGCGATCAACGATTACGTGCTGACGCGCCAGGATCGTGACGCCTTCGAGCGGCACATGCACGGCGGGCTGCCGATGCCTGAGCAATACTTGTCGGATGGCTTTCCGGTCGACAGTGGCACGGACGGGATCGTGCGTGTATGTCTGGAGCGGGTCATGCACACCGGGGGTGGACACTGGGAGACGGACCGGCACGGCCGAGTGAAGCTGAACCCCCGGCTTTGGCAGCCAAGCCAGAAGCGCGGGGAGCTGGTGGGCTTCAACCCGCTGGCTTCATGTCGCTTCCGGCGCTTCGGTCAGTTCTTCCGGCTAGTGCCGTTCGAAGACATCCAGTTCGGCCTCACCCCGGAGGCCTAAGTGGCCATCCAGAAGCGCGCAAACGGCGGGCTTCGGACGAACGCGGGCGATCTCACTCCAGAGCTGGCGAAACGGATCGTGGCCGCCGTCAAAAAGACTCCCCTGAGTCTGAACGCGGCGGCCAAGGCCGTTGCCATTCACCCGTCCGAGCTCCGCTATATCGTGAAGCGTGGATCGCTCCCTGGAGCCGATCCGCTTTGGGTGGACACGTCCGTTCGCATTCGGGAGCTGATCGCCGCGGCCGAGGCGCGGAACTTCCGGCGGCTCGAAAAGGCGGCCACCGGAGGGACTGTGGTAGAACGGGTCCTCCGACCTGACCCGGACGTTCCTGGCGCGGAGCCGCGCCTGGTGGAGGTCAAGGAAAAGGTCATCCCGGCTAACGTGTCAGCGCAGAGCGAGATCCAGCGCATGATCGAGGCCGACGTCTGGAAAGTCGACCCAGGCGCGGAGGACGCGCCGATCGTCTACATGGATCTCTTTTCCCGCCCCAACGAGCTCCCACCGGAGATCCTGGAGGCCCTCGTCGCGAACGGATGGTCGCATGCTGCACTCAGCGTTCAGCGGCTCGATCTCGCGCCAGCAGGGGGGGACCAACCCGCGCTTGCTGATGCGAGCGAGCCAGATCCAGCGTAGTTACATCCGCGACCGGGCCGCGCTGATTACCTACTTGGCGGGCCGCCGGCACGGAAAGACCGAGGCCGTGGCGACTCGGATGATCGAGAACGCCCGGCCCGGCACCATGCAGGCCTACGTTGCCCCGACGATCACGCGCGCGGGGGAGATTCTACTCCCCATCTTGCGCCAGCTCCAGCGGGACTGCGGGCTCCAGTTCCGCCACGTGGGCGATACCATAGCGTTCCCGACCGGCGGGGCCGTGCGCCTCATGGGAATGAGCAACGTAGCCGAGATCCAGAAGCTCCGCGGGGAGGACCTCTTGGCCGCCTATTTTGACGAATGCGGCGTCCCCCGGACCTCAATTCTAAAAGAGGCGGTTATATCTTGCGCGTGGGAAGCGTTGCGCAAGCACCGCGGCGAGCCAGGCTCGGGCGTCAGTCTCTCCGGCACTCCTGGTCCCGTGCCGGGCAACGATGCCGAGTCGGAGCCGGACTTCTGGTGGCAGTGCACCACCCAAAACGGGCCCGACGGTTCCCCTATGTACGGCGCCTCCCGCCACTTTGGGCTGATCTTCGACAACCCGATCTTTCAGGCTCCGGCCATCTACAAGGGCCGGACCATGTCCAGGGCCGAGGCTTCGATCGAAGAAGACCTGGAGAACAAGCTCTATATCAGCCGGGAGGACAGCCGGTTCCGCCGTGAGGTCTTGGCCCAATGGTGCCTCCCGTCCGAGCTCCGTTGCTACTCCAGCTTCGGGAAGATTATTCTTCCGCAGAGCTCCGCGCCGTGGGGTGGCCGCTGCGTCATGGCCGTTGACTTCGGGTGGCACGACCACACCGCGATCGTGATCCTTAGGCTTGTGCCGTTTGAGGAACATTACCCGCAAGAGGACGGCTCGATCAAGGTTCTGAAAGGCGAGCGGGTTCACGTCGTCTATGCCTGCAAGCGCCAACACTGGCCGCTCGACAAGCTGGCGGAGAAGATCCGGGAGCTCCAGACCCTCTACAGCGTCGGGACGATCGTGGGCGACTCCGGCGGCGGAGCATCGCTCCAGGTGGTGGAGAGCTTTGCCGGCTCTTTCGGCGTGCCTATGATGCCGGCGCAGAAGTCGGGAATGGGCGTTAAGCGCGCGCGGATCCACACGATTAATGATCTATTCGCGATTGGCCATATCTTCGTGTATGAAGACGCGGCTTGCCTCGGTGAAGAGCTGGGTTACCTGGTCTGGAACGAGGACCGGGACGACCACGACGGACGCCAGGCGGACCACTGCGCCGATGCCTTCGGTTACGGCATAATCGAGACCTACATCCCAGTGACAGAAGAGCGAATCGCCAGCCAGCAAGAGCGCGAAAAACAAGCCGCGGCCCAGCGCAAACGAGATGCCCTGAACCGCGGCCGACGGTGATTAGCCGAACTTCAGCCGCGTCCCGTCCGGACGGTGGGGGAGGCGCGTATAGTAGGGCTCGTCCCCAAGCTCCGCCCCGTTCACCGGACACACGGGCGGGCGGAGCTTCACGGGCTTAAACACCACGCGAACGAAGCCGATCAGCTTCAACTCGTCCTGGGTTGGGACAGTGGTGCACCGAAAGGCCGTGTAGCCATCGGGCTGGCAGATATAGAGGGTTTCGCGGGCGAGAGTTGCGGCGTCGGGCTTATTCATGATCAGAGCCTAACACGTCCCTGAAAAACGGTCGAGGAAAAACTGACGCGCACAGGTCCGTTAGTGCCGCCCGGCTTGACGCACCGGGCGAGAGGGTCTCTTGACGCTGCCCCAGACCGGCGGCCGCCGGCCAGGCTCTGTTGTAGACCCAGCGTCGACTAACTTAGGGGAATTCAGGTCCTCCGAGTGCATTAGTAGCCTAACACACGGAGCAAAGGGAGCAAGCCGGATCTACCATCAGCGAAAACAGGAATATTCAGGTGAGTAAACCGGCCGTCAGCCTCCACGAATTCGAAGGCGTAGCCGTGGCTCCAGCTCGTGGGGCTCGTGTGCCGGTATAGCGGCTGGAGCTTGGCCAACGTGCCAGGGCACCACGCGCCCTGTGCGGAGCTCGTGGCCGTTCTGTTGACGGTGCTCTGTGCCCGGTGCGTATGTCCGTGCACCACGTTATCTCCCACGCGCTCCAGGTGGGTGGCGGCCGCGTTTTTCGAGTGGGCGAATCCGTGTGTGAAGAAGACGCGCCCGAGCTTGATCGTCCCGGGAACCGTCAACCCCATGTGAAGCTGGCTGGCCCTGTAATAGTGAATATCCAGCTCGTCCAGCTTCAGGACATTGCGCGGCCCGATCAGATCGAGCAGGAATTCGGCGTCTTTGAAACTCGAAAAACTCCGAGCCAGGAAGCGTTCCACGTGCGCCTCGTGGTTCCCCTCCAGGTAGTGGTGGGCCGCGCATGGGGTGCGCTCCCGGATCATCCGAATCAGGCGGCCCGCCGCAGCCACGTCCGCCGCGTAGCTCTCGGTAAGCTCGTGGGTGTAAATCCTCTGGTGGGCGTTGAATGTACCTCCACAGTCCAGATGGTCTCCAAGCCACACCACCTCCCGGATTTCGGGGGAAAGCTTTTCGACGTCTCGGACCATAGCGTTCGCGGCCAGCCAGTCGATGTGCTCCCCGTGGGTGTCGGGCACAATCAGCCGGATGAACGAGCCGGCCGGGCTTGGCGCGTCCTCCACCGGCACGTCGATCGGCGTGCTAACGACAGAGGGTCGCGCCTGGAGCTGACGGACAATGTCTTCAAGCGTTTGCAAAACAGAGCCCTCCGTGATCCGCCATCATCGAATTGAGAATGCACATCGCATCTGTCACGTCTAACGACAGGCCCTCGGGAGCGCCGGCGGCCACCAGTGTCCGCTTGACCGCCTTTTTCGCCCCATCCCCGCTGCGGGGAACCTTGCCGAGCAAGAGCTTTCGGGCGGAGCTCTGGTTCACGGTCAGGACGTCTTTCCCATAGTCCAGCAGGCGGAGCTTCAGCGCTCCAACGAGCTCCACCACGTTCGTGTCGGGCTTGGCCGAAAAGCCGTAGCTCTCGAAGCCAACCACGTTCGGGTTCACCTCGCAGATCGCGCCGTCTACGAGGCGAAACAGCCGGTGGAGTCGGTACAGCGCACCCGCCGCATCTCCCTTCGGAACCTGACCGCCATCGAACCGGCCCGTGACGACCTTGGCCCAATCGCCGCCCCAGAATGTTGGGGCCGCCGCGTAGGCAAACCCCCGAACACTCTGGTCACACGCCATGAGCATCATGGGCGCCTCGCTGCGGAGCTCGGACCGTCCGTCACGGAGCCGTCGTCATTCTCGAAGCCCCACGGCCGAGGATTCCCCAGGCCAACAAACAGCGTGGTGCACGGCTGTTGCCCGTCGAGCTGGACGATCCTGTGCTTTTCGGGGATTCGGCTCCAGCGGCGCGGGTGGTGGATTAAGATCGTCCCCTTGTCCTGACATCGCCCCAGCCCGAGCTCCCCGGTGCATCGGTTGGCGTGCGCGGCCGGAATGCGCTCCCAATACCCGCCGCGGAGCTTCAGCGAGTAGGCGCGGCGCCACGGGTGTGTGTGCAGGCGGGCATCCCAGTCGGGCGTCAGGATCTTGTTGATGTAGATCACGAGCCAGCGCGTAACGAGGAGCTGGTAGCGGATCATATATGGCGGCGAGTCGGGCCGCTGCAGCACGCGGCGCCAGACCCACGGGTGTTTCGTCCCCTTGAACCACCGCCACGCCTTAGCCAGCATCGGGGCCTCCCTTCAGCGCGGCGAAGCGGTCGATCTCCACATCCGGCTCGCGCTGGAGGATCACGGTCGGCTCGTCCGCCGGCGCCTGGAATCGGGCGCTGACGCCCGCTGCCGATCCTGTAGCTTCGCAGTCCTCTTGGAGAAGGGCTAGCGCGCGCCAAGCCAGACACCGAAGGTGGTAGCGGCGGGCGTCCCGCGCGGAGCTACCCGGGAACAGCTTCAGGAGCCATTCGGGGAATCCTAGTGCCCCGCGCCGCGGTCCCGCGTCGATAACGTGCCGGATGATGCAGTCCTCGTGATCGGAGCTCTTGCCGCGCGCCCACGTCGGGCCCTCGGTCGCTCCAGGGTTGTGCTTCCGATCGCTGTCTAGGCTGTGCGCCGCGACCTCGAACAAGGCGGCAGGGAAGTAGCCGGCTAGTCCGCGAAACATCGGGCCGTCTTTTCGGACTTCGTCGTCTTCTGGTAGGTACATGCGGTCTTCTCCTTCAGCATGCGCACACGACCAGGTCTCCGGCCTCGTCGCGCTTGTGTTTGGCGTTTTTCGAGTAGTGATCCATGGCGGCCGAGTCGATGATCATGCAGTCGCGCCCGGGGACTTTGCGGGCGCGGGTTGCGTCCAGGATCGGCGTGATGTGCATGTCGGGGCAGACCTCGGTTAGCGCCTCGGCCATGCAGCGCTCCTGGACCTCGGCTACTTGGCTTCGAACTTCGAGCCGGCACTCCGCCACGAATGCGTCGTGGATAAACAGCACCGTCCGGCTGGGCATCTCGCCGGTAATGTACTGGGCCTTCGCGATCTTCCAGCCCGCGCGGCGAGCCACGACCGCGCCGAGGCCTTGAAAGTGTGTGTTCGCTGCCGCAGTTCGAGTGCAACCACGGCGAACAATAGTTGTGCCAGGAATCTGAACGTCATAAAGCCCCAGGCCATTCTTGAGTGTATCAATGTAGCGGAGAAACGCCACAGGATCCTTTGCGTTCTTTCGCCACAGCTTCATGACGTCGGCCGCCTTATCGGTCGACCACTGGAGCCCTTTGGGGTTGTCCTCGGTCCGGGAGCCGTGGTTGACGTAGAATGCGAACGTCTCGGGATCGGTCATGTAGCCACAGAGACCATAGTTCCCATACTTCCCACAATCTCGCGCGGCTTTGACGTCGGGATCCGTCTTCATACGCTTGATCACGTCCTCGTATGTCGTTCCGAGAATGCTGGCTCCGATCACCGCGTGGTAATCCCGGCCGTGGTTCATGTTGTCCACGAGGTCGCGCCGGCCCAGCTTCCACGAGCAGACCTGCGCCAGCGTGAAGAGCTCCAAGCTAGGGTAGTCCGTTTCGATGAAACAGCAGCCGGGCCGCGGTAGCAAACACTCCCGGATCCCGGCTTTGCGGCGGAAGTTTTGGAGGTTCGGTCCAGAGCTGGTCGTGCGCGTCGTGGCCGCATAACCGAATCGCGTGTGGATTGGCGCGTCACATCCAGCCATGAGCATCTTGACGTCCTTGTTCCGGACGGCCAAGAGCTCCGCCAGCTCCGCGATCATCTCCAGGCGCGGATCGCCCGATTCCTCCAAGACCTCCCTGGAGGTCGAGATTCCGAAAAGCGCGTCTTTCAGGATCTTGGCCTCCAGCGTGCCGTCGCGCTTTGCGTCGCCCCACCCGTCCGTCCTCGGGACCCCGCGCTCCCCGTACGCGGCCGCCACGAGGGCCTTGATCTGCTTCATGTTCCGCGAAAACCAAGCGTTCTCGCGGATCTGCTTGGCCGTGCGCGTCGTTTGCATGCCCCCCCACTCCTGCGCGGCCTCGGTGAGCTCGTTCACCAGTTCCTGGGTTGATTGCTCCAGCGCGTGCACGCGAGTCGGGTCGGTGCGGATCCCGTAGTTCGAGCAGAGTCGAAGCCAGAGGCTCGACCGGACGAGCTCCCCTAGATCCTTGTCGGAGACGAGCCCTCGGGAGCGCTGGCGCTTGTAGAGGCTCCAGAGCTCCGCGGCGTCACCGCCCATATAGCGAACGTGCTCCGCCGTGTATTCGGAGATCGGCCTCCCGTAGTACCGGCCGAAGTCTGTCCGTACACAAGACTTTCGAACCTCAATTCCGTATCGTCGGGCAAGCTCATCCAACGCGAGCTTCCCGCGAATCCCGGTTCCAATCTCAATGATTCGCTCTGTATCAATCGAGTCTTTGATAAGGTCTTTTTCATAGGCTTGCCACAGCCTCGCTTTCTGTTTGGGGAACCATTCGAGCCAGCAACAAGCGTCGTAGGCAAACCCGTGCCCCAGAATTGGCTCCCCCTGTTCCAGGAGCCGGTCCAGCAATTCTTCCAGTTGGTCCGTTGCCCAGAGACGGAGCCCGTCCTGGGGATGGTAGGTCGACGCGCACACGACCGGCGGGGCCATCATGCCGGGCGCAAAGCAGATCGTCTCAAAGTCAAGGGCTGTTGGGATCATCGGGCACCACAATCAGGAGGACGAGAGCCACTAGGGAGAAAAACGCGATTGCCGCGCTGAGTGCTTGCGGGTTCACCATCACCGCCCCCAGATCAGCAGGACACACCCGAACTTCGGGGAGCTGATCTGCGGCTCCCCGGTTTTCGGGTTGATCCAAAGCGTGCCGTCCTTGTTCTTGCGGTAGATCGGCCCGCCGTTTTCGAGGAACTTGATTCGGCCTTTGAGGAATTCGGTGCGGAGGTTCTCCGTATCGCGACGGTCGCGGTACGGCTCAATCAGCTCGTGCCACCACGGCTGTTCCGTGCGCGTGGCCGGGACAAGGCCCACGGCCAGCTCTGCCTCGCCGATCCATCCTTTGACCACCCACTCCCGACACTGGGAAAACGGAGGATTGAAGAACACGCGCTCCCCGCGCCATGCGAACTTGTCCGGCTCCGCCTCGGAATTGAAGCGCGGGAGCTTGGCGTTTTGCGGGGTGGCACACGCATCTAGCGTGAAGTGGAAGCGCGCGTGGAGGGCCGCGAACAGCTCTGGAGGCGTCTCCCGGATGTCATCTTCGGGCTTCATGGGCGTCTGACGGTTCATGACAGACCCGACTGGATAGCCAGCGCAGCATGGCCGAGAGATTCCCAGCCGTCCTCTTGGTGCGGGTTGAAGTGGAGGGCTTCGTGGACCAGGGCGACGCACGCCGGCGGCACGAACGCGATCAGATTCTGCGGCTCCGTCTCTCGGTCAGCGTCCAAGCACGCCACCTGGAGCTCGTTGTAGGCTAGTCGGAAAGCTTCCTGGGTGTAACACATACGGCCTTGGAGGGCCTGATCTGTTGCCCGAATCCGGAAGCTTTCTAGGACCTCAAGAATCTTTTGGTGCATTGTCGTCCTCGTTTTCGATATCGGCCGCCCGGATCCCATTGAAGCGCGGGACGTAAACGGTCGGGCCGCCTCGGTCGTCTGCCGGATCCCAAGTGGCTACCTGCTTCCGGACCCAGGCCTTGTAGGCGCGGGGTTGTGTGAGCTTGTCGGGCTTCATGACGGAATCCTTTTGGCTCCAGCCGGGGCGGTGGTGGTAGACGCGTAGCCATCGGTGCGCCGCCCCGGGGAGCGCCTGGTTTTTCATTCCAGGGGAGAGTAACGATCGTTCCCGAACGTCTGTCCGGCGTATTCGCCCTTCCCCTGACGCTCCCGGCGCGACAAGTGGACGCGTGCTTCCCCGCTGGAGAGGTCGGTGGAGAGCAGCGCCTGTCTCGCATTGTTGGCCTTGAACTGATTCGACTTCGGATCTTCCCCCATGCACGCGGCCATGAATTGGCGAATCCGACCCGCCGCGAACTTCACCGCCTTTCCGGTCGCGTCCTGATCGAACCACAGCGCCCACGCCGAGCCAGGCTTGACCGCGTCATTGTCGCTCGCCAGGATCTGGACCGTCGCGATATCACACGCGCCGTTGTAAGCCACGCGGGGAAGTTGGTCGTCCGTGATTGCGTCGGCCTTGACGCCAAGCTCGATTGCCAGCTCCCGCCGGCGGAGCTCCCGCTCGGCCTCCGACACCAGCTCGACGTACCCAAGCAGGGCCAGATCGAATTCCCCCAGAAAGTCGTTCGAGACGTTCAAGAGTGGGGTGTTGCCTGCGCCGTAGTCTACGGCTTCTTCCGTGTCCAAGTTCAGTGCCATATTGGCTCCTTTCGGGCTTCCGCCCGTTAGTATGAATCGAAGTGTAGGTGGATCTTGGTGTGCAGCGCTTCGGGGCCGATCTCGGCGCGTACGCTTTCGGCGCTGTCGCCGCAACGCGCGGCGTAGAGGAACAGGTGGGCGAAAACCGGGATCTTAAACCCGAGTTGTTCGTACGCCGTACCCACGTCTTCCAGGATGACCCGGATCGTTTTTCCCGAGCACACGAAGTCATCCACAACGGCAATTCGCGCGGCCCCGTAGCAACCCTCCACCTTGTTTTGTGAATGGGAGTTCTCGCCCGCCTTTCGGCAGTTGATGATTGGTTTTTCAAGTAGATACCCCAGCACATAGCCGAGAGCGGCGCCGCTGGAGCCCCGAAAAACGATCGCGTCGAAGTCGTCCCCGACGGACGCCAGGCGGATCACCATGGCCCGGACCGTTTTCTGAAAGCGCTCTGTCTTATAGACGCTGTTTAGATAGAGGGAGTACGTTTTCATCATGGGGTTTTTCGCTTCACTGGGGAACGAGTGCGTTTTTGTCATGGGGTTATCCTGCATCATCGCCACGTGGCGGTCAAGATCTTGTTCGTACGTCCCATCTCTTCAGCCTCTTGTTCGGAGAGGCTGACAACCTTGCGCAGGTCGTTCATGTGGGCTCGGCACCCGAAAAGGATCGACATCTCGACCGGGCGCGTCTGACCCTCGCGGTGCTGACGCCCAAAGAGCTGTTCCGCGTCCCGCCCGTTCCCCGGCATGGCCGTGATCAGCCCTCTATGCCACCGCTGGAGGTTCCGGCCCGTGCCGTTGGCCTGGCGCGAGGCGATGATCGTGCGGTCGGTGCAGAGCTCGATCGGGAGCCCGGTGGGATCCACACCACCAGGCCCAAACAGGCGCCACCCCGTCTCCGCGGCGAGCCGTTGCGCGAACGCCCGGTGATCCGTCCAGACGATCCCGCCGTCGCGGCCCCAGCGCTTGCAGTGCTCCAGCGCGCGCGTGTCGAGCCAGACGGGCACGAACCGCGGCTCGAACGTCGGATGAATGGCCTTCCACTTCAGCCAAGTCGCGTTCTCTTCTCTCTCGGCCCAGCGGCGGACCTGTAATTCCGTGTTAAACAGCCCACGGGCCAACATGCGCCGGACCAGCTTGGCGTACGCCTTCCGAGCCAGGAGCCAGGGCACCGGCGGGGGAGGGACCGGCTTATAGTAGAAGCCTAGCGCGATCTGGCGCTCCGCGGCCCACGTGGTGCCCGCTCCAGCGTCCGCCTCGTCTCCGCCGTCCTCCAGGATGTCCAGACCGTCGGGCGTCTCTCCGGTCGTGTAGAGGGTTTGGAGCACGTCCTCCAGGCCCGTATCCAGCGCGATCGTCTCCAGGGTCAGCGGGACGTCGTTGAATTGGTCGACCGATATAATCACGCCCTCGGTCTCGAACAGCCGCTCCCGGAAGGCCTTCCGGATGTCCACGCCCGCGTCGATCCCGAGCGCCTGGCGCATCTTCGGCCACATGCCCTGATCGCCCTTTAGGCCGCGGTGCCAGCAATCGATCTCGACTGGAAGCCGCGGGACGGGCGCCGAGCCTTTCAGGGCCCAGTTGGCTATGTGACCAAAGTCTCGCAGGCCTTCCTTGAAAAGCGTCCCGGACATGGCGAACACCATGGTCTCGGGGAAAGTGGCCATATATGACGCTACGCGCTTGGCCGTTCCGGAGCCGGAGGCGCCCGAGACGCGCCGGAGCTTGTCCACCTCGTCACAAATCAGCGCGCCCGGCTGGTAGGCGCGAAAGATTCGCTCGTCCACGTCGCGGGCGAGGTCCGAGTAGGTGATGATCTGGATCTGGTGGCTCAGATGCCAGTGTTCTCGGTAGACCTCCAGCTCCCGGTCCGTCTTGCCGTCGAAGCCACCCGGGACGATCATCAGCGGCCGCACGTCTTCGTACAGGGTGGCCAACAGCGCCGCAACCAGCGTCTTGCCGGCGCCCACCCGGGCGTTCAAGAGCAAGCCCCCCACCCGGAGGGCCTCCCGAATCGCCACGGCCTGAATCGGCCGGAGATGCTGCTGGCCGCACGGAGTTTTCAGGGCCTCAGTGAGCTCCGTTACTGCGTCGTCCGAGCCGTCCCGCCAATCGCGCCGACGGAGCTCACTGATCCGACTCATATCTTCGCAGACCTCCGAGTTTTCAGGGCCCGAACCATGGGCTTGACGAGCCGGCGGAGCTCCACGTCCAGAGGACGGGAGCGCAGCGCGGCGGAGAAGTCGCCCGCCATGCT